TTGGTTCGGCTATCATAATAGGTAATATAACTGCTGGAAAAGAAGCTATACCTGAAAGTTTATACGGACGATATTCAGAGTTTGGCGGAGTAAAATTAGCTGTCCATCTAGCAATTCCTTTTGATACTCTAAATTCGTCAATATATGCCGGAATATCTCTATCTATTACGCCACCATTGTTTCTCGCACCTATTGTTACTGGAGCTGATAAATTTGGCATTATTATATTGCCAAGATTAGTCTGCGTAGTTATATTATTTATACCATCTACAAAGAAATAATAATTTTCTCCATTTCTTACGAATGCTACGTGGTGCCATGTGTTAAGCAAACTAGTTCCGCTCGGGACAGTTGTGTTTAACTCTAATATCCTTATTGCTCCAACAGATACGTGTATATTAAATCCGTCATTACCTCCATTAATGCCTAATCCTATTCTATTATCTCCATTTTGACACTGTGAATATATGGAATCGTAAGTTCTAGTTGTTGTATAAATATACACCCAGAAATCAATTGTAAAATCTCCAGATCCAAAATTAAAATCATCACTATCTGGAATAGATAAATAATCACCTGTTCCATCAAAGTACCCAAAAGCGGTTCCAAATTTTTTAGTTTCACTTTTTGTACATACATTACCATTAGGAGTAATTGTTTTTCCGGATTCGTCAGTAAAAGTTGTTCCGTTATCAACACCATTCATGTGTAAAAGCAATTTAGTATAATTGTCATCTACTGCCATCCTTAATCCCCCTTTGCTAATGTAATTGCATTATTAATATATTCTGTATCTGACAGAGTTGAATCACTTAAATTCACAGAAATGTTATTTACCTCGGCTAAGTACCCAATACTATCCATAATGTATGTTGTTGGGACTAAAGATCCTCCAGGAGACATAGATGGCTCAAAACCACTTACAGTAATTCCAACTGTTGGATCGATTGATATAATTGGACGATCAAACGCCAATACAATTGTTCTATTGTCAATGTTTGTAATGCCCGTAAGAATTGGCGCCGGAATAAATGTTGGCACAAGTCCAGTAGCATCAAAATTTATAGACGATGCTAATACCGAACCATCAACCATCCACATAACATCCCCTGGTGTATAAATTAAACTTATTGGATTTGAAGCATTATTAAAATCGGCAAACTCTAATATACAACTTTTTGTATAATTGCTGGCTACAATGCTTGTTGGAAAGTAACTTGTGTTATAAGCATCTACAATTTTAAAAGACCCAGCATTATTCTGCAAATTATTGACATAGTCACTCCAAGTTACTATTATAAATCTACCAAAGTCGCCTTCTCCGTCGTCATAATTATAAGCACTTAGAAGTGTCGGCATATCTACCCCATAGATAAATAACTCAGCAGATGGTTGACCAATTTCTAAATATTCGTCCGACAATTGTAAATCGGTATAATATATATCAGTGATATCAACGGTTGCCCCAACAAGTCCAATGGTAATGTGATCAGGTATTATGGCCATACCACTCCATGAGCGATTTGTTAATATAACATTAATCTCGCCAGCAGTCTCTGTTAAAAACCCTATCCTATAATCGGCACACCTAAACATACTAATGTTAGAAATTGGAGCTATTAATTCTGTAATCTCTTGCTCGAGCTCCCAAATATAAGAGCCATCTTCTTGCTCGCAGTAGTTTCGATAGTAGACTTTACCATCTAATTTTGTATAGGCGCATATAACGCCTTGGTCAGTTAAAATACTGGAAATACTTTTCCATCCACGTATGAGCGAGCACTTTACTACACCAACGGACTGTAAGGTTAATACACTTTGATTGTCTTGATATATGGTTAGATTTTCATCATTGACCACGGAAATATAAGGTTCTCCAAAAGTCTGTAGTGCCCATATAGTATTTGTGTCAAAATATAAACCAGTGTGGTCTTGAATGAACTCCCATTGTCCGTCAAAGTCGCAAGCCACGTCCGTAGCAGGGCCAATAGAGTACTGATAAGTAAAGCTTTCAGTTGGTCGGCTTACATAAGGGAGGGTAGCCACTTTAGCCACTCCTCCCTCTATATAAACCATTACAATCTCTGTAGGCTCAAGCATGAAGTTCTCACGCCGAATGCAGATATCTATAGCGCCTAATGAGTCTCCCGTCCTAACTGTTCTTGGTGTCAAGAAGGATCCTTGGTTAAGGTACTTTGCTGCTTTCTGAGCAATGACTTCCATCCTAGGATTAGCATTATTGCCTATTGTCTGTAATTTTTCTTTTACTTTATCTAGTAAAGTCGAGGAGATGTCTAGCATTTAAATCACCCCCTGTGACGTTACTAGAAGATTGAATTGGGTCCCAAATATTGGATCATCTTGGTTACCCAAACGATTCCATGATAGTTCGCCCTCTATCAAGCCAACATAGTATCTACCATCAAAAATAACTCTGATAGTATCGCCAGTCGACTTGATAGTGTCGAGCAGTAATTTGTTGACGTGATCAAAATAAGCAATGACATCTACCTTTCCCCCAGCACTTCCAATAGTTTGAATATGGTAGGAGCCGTCTAGAGTCCTATTAACTATTTCAATCACGTCCGGCTTATAAGTAGCCGACGAGACAATCTCTGTTAGTAACACACTGTTCTTATCATAAATTGGCATTATCGGCTCTCCCTTCTTAACAAATCTCGGACTGCTGTCTGAGCAATCCCAATAATTTCACCTTTGTCATTTTTGACATGCACTATTAAAGTGCCGTTTAATTCTGTAGCAGGAGTATTCACCTGAGTATCAGAGGAGTCTTTAGTCTGCTGAGGGAACCTCCCATTTTGAACTTCTGCGGCAACTCTTGCCACAGACTCAACTTGTCTATTACCAAAGTTGTAATTTGGTTTGGTGTAAGTCATACTAACGACCGGTTGTATGGTACTCTCTGCCATTTTGCTTGCAGCATCTTGAGAAATCTTTGAGTATTTATCCAATCCTTTTGCCAACCCCTGGTTTGCAAACTTACCGATACTCTCAAATTTCCCAGATGGCGAATGTATGTCCAAAGCAGTATTTGCTGCCTTAAGAGCACCAAGCGCCATAGCTATTGTCTCATCTACAGCCGCTGCAGACCTTGATTTGATACCGGCTATAAACCCATCGACCA